GTGATACATTTTTTTAAAATACTTAAGACCGTACTCTTTTTTGTCTTTTACCTTTTTAGGGGCAAAAGGCGATGGATAACCTCCTATTTCTTTTATTTGTTTATTTCTCATCGCATTCTTATATTACTTGCCTTGTTAAATGTTCTAACAAAAGGCTTAAAGTCAACTTTTTTTACTTTCTTTTTAAATTTATGGGTAGCACCTATTAGTGCTAAAGCAGACGCTATAGCAGCGTCATACTTTGTTCTATTATCTATTTCAAATACACTCCAATCTTTTAATAAGCCATTTAAATAACAATTACCCATTGTACCATCGGCTTTAAATCCTACATGATCGTGTATATATGATTCGATTAAATCACCCATTAAATTTATAACTTCTGCGCTAGCAGTAGGAATACCAGGCGTCATTTTTTTATTAGAGTTTGGTGCCTTATTATATGTATATTCGGGTCTAGACATTAAATAGCCTGCAAACCCATTTTCACGAAAATAGTTAATAATTCCGACTTTATTGTTTTCAATTAAAATTAATGCACCGTAGAAAACCACGGCTTTTAATACATCTTCGTAAAATATACTTGCTTTTGGTGGTCTGTTTATATACTCGCAACAAAAAATTTGGCTAACGTTTTCAAAAGGATTAAACCTTTTATAAATATACAAAGCACCATCAGACCTACGATTATCAACGGTGTAATCATGATCAAAAGGGTCACAGCCGCCAACATAATTAATAGCATTACCAGGGCTCTTAATTCCTTTTTTAATAACTGTTTTGTTTCTGTCATCTTTATCTGGCAAGTATGTTATTTTAAATTTACCATTTTTATTAGGCACCCACTTAACTTTATCTTTTTGTTCAGGATTTTCCCATACAAAATTACCAGTAACAACTAATTCAGGGTGTTCCTCATTAAAATCCATTTGTTGAAATATTTTTTCAACATCAAATGTAGATTTAGAAGCATCTGCTCTAAAAGCTTCTTCTTCAGTAAAAGGAAACTGTCTTTTAAATTCGTTTAAATCAATATTATTACCTTCTAAAGCTTTTCTTCTATTTGATAAATATTCTTTAGACCCTATTTCAATAGGCATTTCATCAATGCCCATAACAGCTTTTTTAGGTTTATTTATAACGCTTTGCCCATATATATCAATAAACCCTTCTAAGTTATCAAAAGCTGGTATAAACAATGAATACAACCCAGAAACAGTTTGTCCGTTTGCATCTCTATTCGTTACATCAGAATTATTATAAATTTCTTTATATTCTTCACCACCCATATCCTGTGCGTTGGCTGTTGTTCCCATCATGCACTTACCCACAATTTTTCTACCAAGCAATAAACAAGTTCGTGTAACTCGCCAATTCTTTTTTATACTATTTGGCTTTACCCATTTAGCACTTTCATCATGTATTAATAATTTTAGCTTTTGGCCATCATATGAGTTTGAACCTGTATTTCTCCAATTTATTGTAGAGTTTAAAGATTCGTCTACAGAAGTGTATTTATTTTTTTTGGTAATTTTTTGAGCAGGTGTTCTAAAAGCTAATTCCATACGCGGGTTTGAACTACCATCTTGTATAGGCTTAAAGAACCAAGGATAATTTCTAAATATATATACGGCTTTATCCGTAAATAAATCCTGAGCATCTTTACCAGTTTTTGATAAAATACCATTTACAGTATTTTCATGGCTTGAAGCTATGTTTACAATTTCACTTGCAGAGCAATAACTAAAACCACTACGTCTATTTTTTAAATAGCATATACCATAACATCTATAATCTAGCTTACACGCTTCCCAAAAAATAAATAAGCGACGATTTGCGTCTCTGTATTCAGGGTATCCAACATCTATCTTAGACCATTGTATATACATATAATGGCTTCCTGTAATATAAGTAGGTTTACCATTATTTAAAAACCATATACCTTCTCTCCTGCGCTTAAACTCTTCTATTATGAAGTCTTCGTATTTATCAATATTATCTCTCGTACATAATGGGTCAAGCTCTTGTCTAATCCAGTACTGGTCTTTTTTACTTTTATCATAAAATAGCATTTTTTTACGAGGAGGAGCCTTAGGCAAACCAATACGAAGATTTTGTATAGTTACAATATCTCCCTTAGTTTTATTAGGACATATCCATACAACATCTTTTTGTTTATCGTACCCCATTATTTTTTGCCATTTTTTCTACAAAGCCTTGTTTAAATGCTTTTTTATCCTCAGATATTTGATCAAGATAATCTGCATCTTCTGCTAATTGTTTTTCTAACTTAGCAATACCTTCTAATATTTCTTGTGCGTCTAAAAAAGCTTTTTTCTTACTGTCTAAAGCATTTTTTCTTTTTTCATCTAACACCTCGTCTGATATAGGCTTTTCAACATCATTAATTAATGTTTCAATAGCCATTTTACCGGCGTCTATAAGCTTTTGAAGCGTACTATTTATATATTGCTTATTATCCATTTTTAATAGCATATATTGAGTGTGTACGCACTCTGTAAACTACATCACCTCCAGGCATTTCTATATCATAGTCTCTACCCTTAGCAAACATTATAGTGTCGCCTACTTTACCTCCTCCGTCAATAAACGTGTCATCTGCTACTAAAACTTTGCCTTCACCTTCTTCGTATCTTTTTGTATATCCTGTATATATACCACTAGCAGTAACTTCTTCTTCGTCGCACTTTTTAGTTATAATACAAAAAGGCCCTATAGTTTTATAACTACCGTCAGGCTTAATACTCATATACATCATACCTACATCCAAAAAAAAGTAAAATGAATTACATTCATTTCCATCATCAAATTCAATTGGCTTTGCTTCTTGAGTTGCAAAATGATGTATTAACACTTGATCGCCAACATCAATGTTTTTATTTCTTTTAGACTTTTTAAGAGGTTCTTTAATTATTGTAGCTATCGTTTGAGCGTTTTGTAAAGGATTAAATGTATTATCAACATAAATTTCTTTTCCGCCTAAATATCTTTTTTTGTGTAAAGAATCTACTCTAATTATATATTTATCAATTGATGTAGCATTATTAGGAATTTTCATAAATAGGTTTTTTTAAATTATATTCAAATGCAATTGGCATGTCCTGAAAGCTTTTCCACATAATTTCTTCTTCAGTATTATCCATTATAATAAATAAATCTACTTTTAAAGTACCATACTTTATCCAATGTCTTTCATCATAAACAATACTATTTAAAGTAAAATGTGCTCCAGGTGCTTTATATTTTGTGCCTACAACATAATGCATACCGTTTTTCATATCACTACCTATGGTGATTTTTCTTATTTGTTCAAACATTTAATTTTATTTTTTTGAAGATCCTCCGAAAAAGAAATCTATTATAGTATTTACTTTGCTTGACATAGCACCAAATACTGTAGATATAAAACCAATTTCATAATCAGACAATTCTAGCTGATTCATTACAAAGTACTTAAACATAAAATAAGATATAAAAAAGTAAGCTGATGTAAATATTACAGCTAATACTTTTTGTATAAAACCATCGCCTGAAAACATAGTTCTAGCGCTGCTTCTATCCTGCACCTCAAGTGCAAACATATCTTTTTCATGGTCTTGTACAACTTTTTGAAATTGTTGTTTTAATTGTTCTCTTTCTTCGTCCGTAGTAACAACTTCATCTATTATTGTAGATGCTTGCCCTACTAATGATTTAATTATATTTTTTATCATAATGCTTTTATATTATCTTTTGCGTGTCTATATGCTGTTTTACCTTTGTCATTTTTATATGCTTCTAAAACTTGTCTTCTATTAGAATCACAAAATGATATATGAATCCAGGCAAAATCAAACTCATTTATCATTTGATCAAAATCTAAACCTGAGTTTAGTATCCAATCATACATAATTTTGTTATTCATTTCGCCGTCTTTCCAAAACTGTAAATCCAACGCTTGGCCTTTGCAGTGTTGTGAAGTACGACTTCCACCAATAGCTTTGTTGAGTTTAGGGCTGCGATAACCACTGCTAATACGAATAGGACCAATAGCATCGCGCATAGGCTGTATAAGTTCTGTAATGAGCAACTGCATTGCTTGAAGATGTTCTTTATTAGGCTCATTGCTAATTCCTAACCTTTTTGCTGTATTACTTTTTGTTATTTCAGATAATACAAAGTTTTTACTTAATCTCATTTTTTAGGTCCCTTTTTTTTATTTAAATAATAGGCTTGAATTTGCGCTAATGTAAATATTTTTCCCGAAGGTGACTTGTACTTATTTTTTCCTATTTTTTTAAACGGCATATTAAAAGGCTTCCATTATTATTTCGTCAACTGAATCTTGTACTTCTTTTTTTGTAGCTTCCATAGTCATCATAATATTTGCTTGAAACCTTTTAGCTTCTTCATTATTATTAAAAACTACTAAGGTTGGTACAACAACTATTTTATATTCGCTAGCCCATCTTGAGTCAGATGTAATATCTATTCTTTCTGTTTTACAATCTGTTAACTTAGGCAACCAAGCAACTTCATTTGTTTTATTAAAACTAGCATTAAATTCAACAACAACTAATCCGTCCGAAAAATCTTGCGAACATGCTATTGCTGGAATTAATAGTAAGAATAAAAATTTTTTCATAATTATCTTAGCTTATCAATCTTCTCCTCCATTCTAATCATTTGTGTTTTTATTTCTTTTACGTCATCTTGTGTAGTCATAATAGTTTGACGTATTAATTGATCCTTCATGTCATACTCCATACGAGTAATTTCTGGGTCAGGAGGAAGAGGTAATTCTTTAGCATCTGCTATATCATTTTGTAGTGTAAACCACATTCCTACTAATGTAAATATAAGTGCAGCTATTCCTGCTAATGTTTTTAAACTTATATTAAATGATGTTTCTTCGCTTAATTCTTTTGCCATTTTTAAAATATTACATAATTAAGGCCAACGCTAAAGTTGTGCCATTTGCGATTCCAGTATTTATTATACCTTCCTTCTACAAATATACCCAAACTTTTATTAAATCTATATCCGTAAATTAAACCTGCCGAATAATCAATCCATTGACTACCTTTATAATTATAATACGAATATACGTTTTTTGTGTCAATATGATAAGGCATAATATTACCCCAGCTATGAAACCAAAAGTCTTTTGTAAAATGGTAATAGTCAAAACCTAAAACCGTAGAGTATTCTACTATATTAGATATAGAATTTCTTTGGGCTTCTACATAATCATCTATTACTTGTGGTATAACAACCTCTTCCCACACTTCTTGACTAGTTGCTACTACCTCTCCATTGGGTGCTAAATACTGTCCATCTAATGTTATATTGTATCCCTCTTGCAATGCCAAGTATGTATAGTGTAATGTCCCATTGTC